AAATTCGTCAAGATTGCCTTCATCAATGGTGCGCTCGCCAACCAATTCGTCGTGGACAGACATACCGATTTTATAGCCGGCGGCTTCAAGCTTAAGCATGGCTGTCGTCATAATATCCCGCGAAGTACCCGAGCAAACATTTTCGCACGCGGCGCCCCCGAAAGTTGCCGTACGCTCCCACTGTCGTGTCACGCCGTTGACGCACCAATAATAAACACGCGGCTTTTTCTCCTCGCCGCCCCAGTGCGGAGTTTCCATTTTCACCTCGGGGTAGGCATAAGCCAAACGCCGACCGCTAGGAAGCTCGCACCATAAAAACTTATCCTGCATAAACCATTTGGTGTGGTTAATGGTATAGGCTTTGCCGGGGTTTTGGATTGCCGCTACCATCGCTTTTTCGAGGTTGGACCACATGAGCACAACCGGCCGGTGTTTGGTGCGGTAAGCTTTGATGACAGCCTTGGCGAAGTCTTCAGAGATGCTAACGCCAAAGCCGAGCATTTGCTTTTGAAACTTAGCATGTGACAGTTGGTACTGGGCACCTAAAACTGCCGACTTACCTATGAAGCGCTTGTCTTTGGTGATGCTTGCTTTGGGCTGCCCGTAAATATCCTGAGCCAAATCAACATACAAATCATCGCCGTTGCGAAGCGCGGCTAACCCTTTGGTGTGGTCAGCCATCCAAAAACAAACCCGCAATTCGATAGCGGCATAGTCCGCCGCAAAAAGCTCTGTGCCTGGTCCGGCGACAATTACTGAACGAAGCAAATCTGAAAAGACATTCATAGGATTGCCGTAGCACACGCGCAACCAATCAAGTGCTTGCTCTTCAGGCTCGTCTTTCACCACACTTAAAGCGTATTCGATAAGCTCTTGCTTGAGCGCCGGCCTTGGTAAGTTTTGGACTTGCGCCCCTGAGCCGCTAAAGCGCCCGGTACTGGTGCCATGATAAATCAGATTGTCACGCATTCGGCCATCAAAACGTGAGCGCGCTTCAAAGGCGGCATACTTTGCGGTGCTTGATTTGCTTGTGGCTTGCCGGATTTCCAACAGTCGCCGGGCAGCGGGTGAGCCCAGACCAGCGGCAAGCGCGTCTTTAACGGTCTTCGCGGTTAAATCTGGGATATGCAGCTTTTCGCCGGACAGCCAGGCTAACGTTTTTTCAACTTGCCGTGTACTCGTGATTTCGCCGCCAGTCACCGTCTTGGTTTCAGCGGCTAAAAATTCAGCTTCCATAGCAATCATTTTAAGCGAACGTGTCACCAATTCGCGGTCAATCTGCACACCGCGCTGATTAATGACCGCGTCTAGTTTCCAAATCTCTCGCTCTTGCGGGATAAGCGGGCGCGCTTTGAGAAAAAGCTCAACCTCGGTGTCCACGTCGCGCACGCAATAGTCGATAAGGGCTTTTAGGTCTTCGGGTGACTCGTGCCACTGGCTGGTCATATCGCCCATAGTCATGCGCCGGGGCTTGCACATTTTCAAAAGCAGCTTGCGCCCTTCCATACTCTTTTGTACGGGAAGCCCTAGTGCCGCGCCGGCACCTTCCAAAGAGCGTGGCAGCGCCATAGCGGCGGCAAGGCTAGCCGTGCAAAGCCAGCGCTCAGGCGGCTCAACCGCAGCGGCAAGCGCTCGGTGGTCTTGGAGCAACCGGCCGGCTAAAACATATTTAGTAACGGCATACTCAAATTGGACATTGTGGCACACGAGAATAATAGCGGGGTTGAATAGTGCATTAATAAAATTCTGATAGGCGTTAGTGAATTGCCAATCGGGCAGTAGTGGTGACCAGCTTTGCGTTTTATTGAGTGTAAAATTTTTACGTGTGCCAATGCGAAAAGCGCAACATAAGATTTCCGTTGAAGGGTGACGCGCATATTCGGTTTGCCCAAGCTGTTTTAGATCAGCCGTGGATCTTGTTTCCCAATCGTATACACAAAAAACTTGCTCAATCATGGACCGGTCACCCGATGCACCAGGCATTCAAGCACAGGTTTTTTCGGGTGGTCTTTATGGCACACCAAAATCTGTCCAAAGCCGATGACGGCCAAGGGCACCAAGATAAAAAGTGCCAAGAGCTTGACCAGCCACCAAATCTCAAACATGGTGCGCCCTCCCCGTAATTTCATTGCGATGATGGTGACTTTAGGGCGTGGCATTTAGGTGGTCCCAAGCATATTGCGCTAGGTTATATACCCAACCAAGCACCGACGCGTCGCGGAAGCCAATACGTGTTAAACCTGAATAGCCTTTTTCCGCTTCGTCGATGGTCTGGGAAATTTTGCACCAGTAGACTGTAGCTTTGTGGTGACCGCGCTTGCTTTCGCACCAGGCGGCGAGCGCGGCAGCTTCGGCAAAGCCGGGATGGGCTAACAAGGTATAGACGCAATAGCCCAAGGCTGAGCGATATTGGCCCTCAAGCGCCTCAATTTTGGCAACACAATAAAGCGACCAAGCTTTCTCTTCGTCCCAATTGGATTTCTGGGCACAAAGACTATAGGTTTCACTTGCCATCTTGGTGTCCCCGAGGTTGCGGTAGGTTTCCGCGAGATAAAACCACCACCGGCTATCGTCCTTATGCTCCATACAATATTTTTCGAGCACGTCACGGTCGCGCTGGAATTTTCTAAGCAGTTGCTCGGGCGTTTTCGGAAGCTCGCGCACGCGCATGTGGGGATTAGTGATAATCCGGGCGCCTTTGCCGGCTAAAAAGCATTCGTGCGTGGGGCCAACCCACCCGGCGCCGGGTTTCAGCGGTAGCCTTATCCACCGTTCTTTGGCGTAGGTCCGGGCTTCGTCATAGCAAAGCTCAACGTCAGCATAAGAAATATTTGGCTTGCTAAGGCGGTCATTAGGCCCGGCAGGTACTAACCGCTCGTCAGCGTCTATAGTGAGAGCCCATTCCGCGCCTATGCTGGCAGCCACGCCTAACGCGAAATTGCGGGCGTCGGAAAAACTGCCAGTCCAAGTATAGTAGCAAATATACGTGTCTCGGGGCACGTCTAAGAACGGTACTTTAACCGGCGAGGGCCTTGTATCAATAACTATGCACCGGTCCACTACTGGTGCCACGCTTGCTAGTGCATCGCCAATAATGCCTTCACTGCCGGGGCCGGCAAGCGTCGTACTAACAATCACTGGTTGCCTTTCAATTCGTCGTACATAGATTTCAGCACGTCATACTGACGAAGGGAAAGCTTGCCCTTTTTTGACCAATAATTTTGTAATGACCGGGCAAACATGAGCGTGCCGCCACCGGCGCCGCGACGATGGCCGCGCTTATCTTGGCCATGCTGAATAGGAAGGGGTTGTTCATACCAATCGGTCAAGGTTCACTCCTGCCGTCGCCGGAGCCGTAGCCGGAGCCGTCGCCGGAGCCGGAGCCGTAGCCGTAGCCGGAGCTGTCGCCGTAGCCGTAGCCGGAGCCGTCGCCGGAGCCGTAGCCGGAGCCGTCGCCGGAGCCGGAGCCGGAGCCGTCGCCGGAGCCGGAGCCGGAGCCGTAGCCGTAGCCGTAGCCGTCGCCGTAGCCGTCGCCGTCGCCGTAGCCGTCGCCGTAGCACCATTCAGGCAGAACGCCTTTACTCACGACCATGGCGCACTTTCCCACGCCTTAGATGCTTCATCGGTAACCTCAATGACAGCTGTTACGTTTCGGCATTCAACGTCAGCACGCGGACCAATCCGGCATTTAGCGGTAGGCCCCGTCGATGCTAGACCCATGAAGCCTTTGAGGTCAGCGGACCAGTAGACGCATAGGCGTGCATCTTTCAACTTGATCGTGTCGCCATCTGTGTTCGTGGCATAGCCGAAAAACACACCGCGATGTGCGGTTGTAATGATGACTGGGCGCAATGCCTTCGTCGTCTTTTTCTTTGTCGTCTTTGCTTTCTTTTTCATCCCTGCTCCCTCCCAAAACGCCGGTTCATCATTTGCCTATCTTTTCCTTTAGCTCCGCAAGTTCTTTCTCAATCGTCCTAAGCTTGCAAAACGCCTGGTTCACATCCTTCGCCAGCCGCAACGCCAAACCGCCGACATACATCACGACGGCGGCGATAACCGATGAAACGGCTTCGTGCAACAAAGTTTCATACGCCTCGCCGTTGGGTTGTGGAGCGTTGTCATGCTTGGTTCAACAATTACCGGGGTCTCCGGATACGCTACGAACGGAAGGTGCAGAACCATCAAGGCATACTGGATTTTGCATGCTGCCTGATGTGGTATCGCCGGATTGAGAACGCGACTCGCTAAGGTCGCCACCAAGTCCCAACGCCTGCTCAATCCGAGCCAATCTTTGTTCGACAGTCAAAATCCACGGCCGCCCATGCCGCTCCTTTTTCTCGCTGCCAACTCCGATTTCGATCCAACGGTTAACCCGTTGAATCGTATCGTCCATATTGTATCCGACGCCTCGCTCGATGCGAGACAATCCCGAGAACGAAATCCCAACAATCCGCGCCAGCTCGCGAAGCGACAGACCCTCTTGAATCCGCTTCGCTTTGAGCTTCTTGCCTAGGTTGGGTTTACTCATTCAAAATTACCCCGCGACAGTTTCTAGTTTTGGGACAGGCGTTTTGCAAGCTTAGGACGATTGCAATATCAGCCTTGACCGCTGAATCTTTGGTGTAGGGTGTTTCCATGCCCAACCTGAAAAATGGGAAAAGAATGCCCCGGCTGACAGCTATGACCCTGCACCGGGGCACTTTGAGAAAATCACCGAAGGCTAAGAATTGGCAAGCACTTAGCTACGGTAATGAAACTCTCAGCTAAACGGGTCGTCTTCGGCTGGCGCGTCGGCGTCAACGTCCACGCCGTCAACGTCTTCAACCGCGTCAAAATCATCGACGGCAGCTTTTTTGCCCGCAAAAGATTTTCCGTCGCGAAGTTTTTGAATGTTGTTAAGCCCAAAAGCCACACCTTTATTGCCACTTACATCGTAGCAATAGGCATTGATGGTGGCGTGGGCATAGCAACCCGAATAAAAGGTGCCGTCAGTTTCGGCGATGGGCGACAACTTGCCGTCCACCAAGTCGGGACGCTCTTTACTCGTAGCGTTGACAAAATAATGGCCGGCATAACCGTCAAGCGGCTCTTCACGGTCACCGGTCGGCACGTCGCCGTCCCGAAACGGAAGCTTGAGGTTTTTAGGCCACTTGGTCTTGTCTTCGCCGTACTTGGCTTTCACCGCTTCGGCCGCCGCAATTTTTAGCGCTTTAATGTCGGTGGACTTCGGGAAAAGCATTACCACGCTATACTTGGGCTCTTGCCCTTCATAGGCGCTTGGCTTGAAGACGTGGGCGAAACTCACCCGAAACTCGGGCGTGGTCACCCGCGTTTTGGCGTATTTGTCCGCTGCCGCCGGTTTGCCCTTACCTGCTACCTGTGCTTGTGCCATGACTCGTGACTCCGTGAAAAGTGTTTAACGTGACTTCCGCTTTGCCTTTTTGACGGGCTTAGCTTTCTTTTTAGTAGCTTTTTTCTTTAACTTTATATTTTTTGTAGCGGCTTTTGGCAAGGGCTTTTTGATAGCTTTCTTGGCTACCTTTTTCTTTGGCACCGCATTAGGCGCTGCTTTTTTCTTACGCTTGCGCTTGAGCACGGCCAAGCCTTGCGGCTCGTCAGTTTCGAAAGCCGCTGCCACGTCATCGGCCGGGCTGTCGTCATTGACTGTCGCCACGCCGTCCGAAGCCACGGTGTCTGGTAGGCTGGCAAAATCGACATTAATTTGATTGATGGCTTGGCGTTTATCCGTTGTTTCCACGATGGTGACTCCCGATGACTCGTTAGTGGTGTACGCGGCTAATAATTCTTTTTTGTATTTGAATTTCTTTTCAAATTGCGCCGGTGAAAGCAGCTTTTTCTCATATATTTCGGCGTCGCTGAAACTTTTTTCTAGGATGGCTTCAGTGCCTGGCAACCATTTACGCGTTGACCGCTTTTGCACGAGCTTAAACCCGTCCACTTCGCCGCCGCGCTCCATAACCATAAGGGCGTGCTCCCGTACCGCTTCAATCCAAACCTCAAGCCGCTTACATGCGTCTAAAACGCGCCCGAGATTTGGCAGTGTAAAATTTTGAGGAACAGGTAACCCCGCAATTTGACCAATACTCGGATTGAAATCTATTTGAGCTTGCACCATGGCGCGGTCACTTATTGCCGGACAGATAGTTTTAGCTGGGCACCACCGGCAGTGGTCACCAGCAACATAATCTGAAAAAGGGTCTTCACATGCGGCTATGCCTTTACGAAAAACATCCTCCCACGCCCTAAGCTCGTCAATTGAGGCTATCCATTCTTTTACTGGCGCTGACTCGTCGCGGGCGCGTGGTTGGATAATGACCATGGCAACGTCAAGAAAATTATGCTCGTACTTATGTGAAAGTCCTAACGCATAATAGGCCAGTTGCGAGTTATTGATTGGATCAACTGTGTGACCAATTCCGTGCTTATAGTCAATGACCGTTAACCGTCCAAATTCATCTACTATTGCCGCATCGACGGTGCCCCACATATTGGGTGATATGAAAGACAAGTCAACTTTTGTTTCGCTCAATATCGGGAGATTGCTGGCCCTATTCCATACCTCAATTGCTGCATCATGCGTATGCTCTACCATATCTTGCGGGTAGCTGCCAAAAAGCATGTCTTTAGTTTTCTTGGCAGCGGTTTTACCATTCTTAAGGAATGCCTCAAAACATTCGTGCGCCCGTGTGCCTTCCAAAGCATAAGGACTTTCCCGTTGAGGCGGGGCTTTTTCAGAAAGAGTAATTGACGCTGGACAGCTAAGCCAACGTGAAGACCCTGATGCGGAGTATACCGCGTGCGCTTTTTCTTCATTAGGCTTCACTGTGCCACCCCCTTTATATTTGCGTGTCCGGCCGCCCTTTGTTACAGTCATAGGATGCATCCATTTTTGAGTTGAGCTTGAAACCCTGACCAGCGATGGCCAGGGTTTTCTTTTTCAGCCGCCGAAAGCTTTGAGGCAGGCAGCAAGCTGGTCGCTCGGCACATCGTTAATGCTTTTCTTGCCGGCGGGCAAAAAGCGGCCAAGAATTTTCAACATTTTTTCGCGGCCGTTTTTGGTGTCGTATTTCTTAGCGGCGGCCATCACCATTTGAGTGGTGACTTCCGGCTCGGCGGCGTCTTCGGCTTCCGGCTCGCCGAATGGGTCCGCTTCCTCTTCGGTTTCGACTTCCACTTCCACGGGCGCGGCTACTTTAGCCGGGCGCCCGCGCTTTTTCGCGGGGACCGGGGCGCCGTCGTCAAGCGTCTCACGGGCAGCCGGCGCTTCCGCGCCATCGGCGTCGGAAAGTTTATCTAGCCGGTCGGCGTAGGCGCGCAACTGGACAGCGGCAATGCGAAAAGACAAATTCGGGTCTAGGATGATGCCAATAGTCATGTTCAAAAACTCCCTGAAGTTAGCCGGCGGTGTTGCTGGCGTTGTTTATTTAAATCCTTTGGCTTCGCACCAAAGCTCAAGCGGCTCGGTAGAATGGTCATACCAATCTTTGAGCGTAGCCATGGTTTTTTGAATATCAAATTTGCACATGTCTTTAAAGACCACCCAAAGCCCGTAGCTTTTGCTTTGCGTCAATAGCAGGGCAATGCAGAGCGGGTTTAAAAACTTTGCGTCAGTTTCCATGATTTTTCCGAGCACGTTAAACGCCCCAGGATTGCCTTGTGCCACCTGCAATAGTGTTTGACCATCCATTTATCCCATTACCTCGTCAATGACCGCGCGTTTTTTCAAAACCGTTTCCAAAACAGCGCGGTCTAAGCTGTCACGGAAAACTAGGTGCCGAATAAAAATAGTGTCGTGCGTGGTGCCAATTCGGTGAATACGGTCAATAGCCTGGTCTAAATCACCAGGGACCCACGGCGACTCCGCTACAAAAATTGTGCTTGCCTTTGTCAATGTAATGCCAATCGCCGCCGCCATGTTGCCGATAAAGACACGATGCTTGGCCGTGGTCTGAAACCGCTTCACTAGCTCGTGCCTTGTCTTCATGGGCGTCTCACCAGTAACCACGAGCGGGCTAAACTCGTCAAGAGCTTTTTGAATATACGAAACGGTTGACCGGTGAATGGCAAACACAAATACCGCTTCGTCCGTATTTTCCAGGGCCGCCTTGATATACGCGGCGCACGCTGGCGCTTTTTTCTCACCGAGTAAACGCCTATAGGTTGACAATTCGAGCGTTTCGCCGTCGTCTAAATTTAGGTCTTGGGTGATATCGATGCGCGCCAAGTCTTCGGGCGAGTAGTGCCGCAAAATCTTGGCGTCAAGCCGGCCGATTTCCTTGGGCGGACCTTCACCGATAAACACCAGTGACTCCATTTTCGGCGGAAGCTCGGGCATGACGTCGGCTTTTTTCATGCGTAGCATAAACGGGCCGATGACGCGCTTGCCCAACTCTTTAAGGTTAGACGCGCCTGAAAAATCCCAGTGCCCGCGCTCGTCTTGAAAGCCGTCGCAAAAAGCACGGCCGTAATCCCACACCGACATGTTGTTAATGGTGTGAGGCGCCCAAGAGTCAAGAATGGGGAAAAGCTCCAAAGGTCGATTGGGAATGGGGCTACCTGACAGCGCCACCTTAGTGCCAAAAAGCGGGGTGATGATGCCAAAAAGCGCTAGGCTCCGTTGACTGTCCGGCGTCTTAAAGCGGTGGGCTTCGTCTACTATCAGCGTGCGCGCGCGTGCATGGTGGTAGACGGCAAAATCTTGTATTTCCTTTTGCACGTCGGCGCGGGCTATCAGGCTATCGGGCACTATCCAAATGCAGGGGAATTGCATCGGGAAAAACGGCGCGCGGGACACGCGTAGGGGGCGCCGACACCAGCGGGTAAACTCATACTCCAGGTTGAGCACAAGGCTTGGTGGTGAAATGACGAGCGTGGCGCTATTCAAATGGTTATGAATGAGCGCCGCCACCACTGACTTCCCCAGCCCCATGTCAAGCGCAAGATAAGACGCCTGCCGCTTTAGCGCGAAATCAACGGCGGTGAGTTGGAAGGGCTTAGGGGTGAGGGTCACTTACGTTTTGCCGCTCTTGCCATTTGGTCTTTAACCGCTGCAGTAGAGAATCGTGCCTACGCTTTATTTCATCCCTCTCTTTGATCGCGGCGCGAAGGGCGTCTACAAATCTTTGTAATTCGCCAAATTCAAAATCTTTCTCAGCGTCACATTCAGCCAGTAAATCATCCGGCGTCGGCTTAGGCTGGTCGCTCATTTCCCCTCCAGGCAATAAAGCGTGAACAAATCATCAAGCACCCGCTCGCGGTCATCGCGGTCTAAGCTATCGAGAATCGTCGCCAAGACACCGCAGACGGCTTGCAAGTATTCCTTGGTGTAGTTTTCGGTGGTCATCGGTGCGTCCTCGCCTTTTCAAACCACTGCTCAAGACCGCAAGTGCATGGCCCTGTACCATCCACCCGCTTGTCTTTTAGTAGGCAGGTGTCGGCATGTGTCATGTAGTCCTTAGCTTGATTAACAAGCTCCTTGGCTTCCACGCAAAATGGGCAATATGCGTATTCTTTGGAAGTCGCCCAGCTATGAATATGGCATTCGCTTCTAGTAGTCATTTCTCCCCCACTGCGTCACTGGCGGCCTTGGCGAAGGCGTCGTATGAAACTATATCTTCGCCGTAGCCGTAGCCGGAGCCGGAGCCGTCGCCGTTGCCGTAGCCGTTGCCGTCGCCGTAGCCGGAGCCGTCGCCGTCGCCGGAGCCGTAGCCGTAGCCGTAGCCGTAGCCGTAGCCGTAGCCGTAGCCGGAGCACCATTCAGGCAATTTGCCTTTGATTACTGCCATGGGGCATCTTCCCAAGCCTTAACCGCTTCTGGGTTAACTTCCAAGCTCATTTGGTTTCTTTCTCCGGCTTTGCTGGCGGGCGGAGATCTCGACAGCCACTAGGTCCGTAGCCTTCTTTGACGCCCTCGTAAGTAAACTCAACGTGAGCATCCGCAAGTACATCTTGCGCTAGGGCAAATATTGTTGATTGCGCGTAATCGCCACAGTTGCGGCATTTTAGAAGAAATGGCATGACCCAGTTTGCTTGGCCCTGCGCGATCATTTGTGTTTTGCATTTCGAGCATACGTATAGATTCTTCCTCATTCGTTTTCTCCTAAAGTTTCAGGCGCATTAATCCCCCTTCGGCCAATACATCGGCTTAATCGGTAACACGTTCTCAGCATCAGTCCCAAGAAACGGGAAATTGCGAATGTCGCGCGCTAGCTGATATTCGTAGTCATGATAATCTCGCCATTCATCGGTGAGAGGCGTGAGCGTGCGGTTGATGTCGTCATTAGGGTTTTTGGTAGTCATGGATGCGCTCCAAATAGGTTTGTTGAACCGAAAAAAAGCAAGATTTAAAAGAACTTGTAACCAACTTTTGGAAACCGGCACGACACCATCGTGCTGGAAGCCACCATCGACGCCATCATCATCCCTCGGCCGGTCATGATTCAGCACATGTGCCTGGACAAGGCGTACGGAATCTCCCGCATCCTCTCAAGGCAATCCCCAAGCATCAGCGCGTATGAATCTTTGACAATCGTCGTAGACACATCATATATATCCCAAGGCCCCGGCGTCGCCGCCTCAGAAATCTCCCGCGCTCGCGCAAGCAGGGATGGTAGGTCGGTCATTCTTTCGCCCTCGCTTTGCTTAGCGCTTCATAGGCGCGTTGTAATTCGGTGGCTAAATCAATTCTTTGTTGCTGACATTTCTGCCGCGCTTTGGTTTCAATAGCCAAATGGTGCAGCGCTTGCCGCAAGGCAACGTAGGCTTGTGGCTCTGGATCGGTGCGGGATTTATTAGCATCCCATTCCGCTAGCACGGCGTGTGGGTCAATCATTTGGCTTTGCCCCGGCTAAGAATGCCGGCTTTGTCGCCGAATGTCAGATAACTCGGCATTTCGGTTTTGACTTCAGTGGCGACAATGTCAAAGGCGTGCCGGTATTCATGACACCAGCGCTCATGCCATTCAAAACCAAATTTTTCCTTGCTGCACTCGCAACCCGCTTGACCTTTGCCCTTGCACAATTGGCAATGCAAATCCTTGCCCGCGCATTTGCAGATAATGGGCTTAAAGGCTGCCGGTGACTCAATACCAAAAAGCCATTTGTTATCGACTCTTTTTTGCCGCTCATAGATCAAATTGCGATTAGCTTCGCTATCAAAAAGCACTTGACCGGTGACCGGGCATTTAATTGTTTTATTGCGTGTCATGCTTCCCGTCCCTCTACAAAACTGACAAAAACTCATTTCGTCTGTGACACCCCTGCCATGACATGCACGGCACGGCATCCAATCTTGGTGTTGCTCGGTCATAGTCAAGCCCCATGGATAGTGTGTAGTCAAATTTGGAAGTCTTAAGTTAATTTTTTATTGCGGACTTGTCAAGCTTCAAGGCACGATGCCCGAGCTATCCAAAAAATCTGCCACTGGAGTTACCGCCGCATGGGCCGTTTTCACGAATGGATTGACAAATACGGGCGCGCTAACCTCGCTCGCACGCTTAACGTCTCGGGTGCCACCATTACTTATTGGCTGACGGGGGCAACGTCTCCGAAATCTGCCACCATGGTTAAACTCGTGGAATTAAGTAAAGGGAAAATCACTTTACACGACATATTGCTAGACACGGGCAAAATCCCCCCGCGCAAAGCGAAGGGGAAATAAATGCTGGCTGAAGCTAAACGACTCTATTCATTGGGTTTTGGAATTCTTTGGCTGCATCCCAAAGAAAAGCGCCCCATTGATAGCGGCTGGGCATCCGGCCCGCGCAAAATGTGGAGCGCCCTGGAAAAACAATTTAAACCCGGCATGAATATGGGCGTGCGTCTCGGCTCGGCGTCCAAAATAGGCGGTGACAAGTATTTAGCCGTGATTGATTGTGACGTCAAAAGCACCGATGCCCGCCACCAAAAGGAAATGGTGGCCGCCGTGCGGGCGCTTTTCCCTGACCTTGATTTGGGTGGTCCACGGGTGGTGACCGGGCGCGGCAACGGCTCATGTCATATATATGTGGCGACGAAAGCGCCGGCACAAAAGTGCGAGTTGGCAAAATCGGGCGAAGTTGTCAAGGTCAAAATGCCGTCGGCGGGAGTGCCCTCAAAGCGTGAAAAAGCCGAATTGTCAAGTGAAGAGTTAGCGGCCGGCTGGCGCCTTCGGGCCGCTTGGGAAATCTCATTTATGGGGGACGGGCAGCAAGTGGTCTTGCCCCCTTCGGTCCACCCGGACAGCGGCGCCTGCTACCGCTGGTTTAAGCCGCTTGGGGCTTTGCAGGTGGTCACGGCAGCCCCGGCAACGGCTAAACGCGCTGAGAGCCCCAAAAAGGGGCTTAGCGGCGGGTTTAAGGTGGTGGACGTGGGCGCGGCAGCGGCCAAGCTCCCGGAGCGGGCGCGGGCGCTATGGGAAGGTGGCGACGGTGGCACAGGCAACCGGAGCGATGACCTATACCGTTTTTGTATAGCGGCATTTAGGGCTGGCCTTAGTGATGACGAAATCCTGACCTTGACCACTGAGCGTGGGACTTACGTTGGGGAAGTCGCTTACGCGCCCAACCACCGCAACACGAGCAACCGGCAATATGCGGGCTCATGGGTGCGTGACTACACCATGGTAAAGGCGCGTGAGCGGGCAAGCGGGGCGCATGATTTCACGGCGGTGGAAAATGTTGAAGACATTGCCGAGCCAAAATTATCGGACGCGGACGCCGTGGCCCAAGAAAAGGAATTAACTGAAAAAGACCCTGACGGGCTTGACGTCACCAAGGAAGGGGCAATTAAAAACACCACCAGGAATGTCAAGAAAATGCTGGTCAAGGCATTTGGCCCAAATATTTTCCGGCTTAATGATTTTTCGGGGCGCTATATTCATGGGGTGGACACGCCGTGGGCAAAAAAGGATAGCGAATTAAAAGATAAACACGTCGTCCTGGCAATGAATTGGTTTTCGGAATTACCGCGCCGTTTTGAGCCAAGCCTAGACCGTATTCAAAATATCGTCACCATTGTGGGCGAAGCTAACATTTTTCACCCGGTCCGGGATTATTTGGATAGCTTGGTATGGGACGGGCGCCCTCGTATTGACACCTGGTTAAAGGATTTCCTTAATGTCACGGGCGCGCCTGAGCCCTATTTAGCCGAAGTTTCGTCTAAAACGTTAGTTGCCATGGTGGCGCGCATTTTTGAGCCGGGAGTGCATTACGACACGGTCTTAGTTATTGAAGGTGACCAGGGTATACGAAAATCAACCTCCCTGCGGGCATTAGCGTCTGACCCGTGGTTTACCGACTCCCGCATTGACATACATGACAAAGATTCGGTGGGCATCATGGCGGGGCGTTGGCTCGTGGAAATGGGGGAAATCACCACCATCCGCGCTAACGACGTTGAGGATATGAAGGCTTTCCTAAGCCGGCGCACCGATCGGATGCGGCCGCCCTATGGGCGTCTTACTGAAGACTTCCCACGCCAGTGCATTTTAGTGGGCACTACCAACCAAAATACTTATTTACGCGACCCTACCGGTGAACGGCGTTTTTGGCCGGTGAAAGCTTGGCAATGCGATGTTGAGGGCATCGCCGCCGCGCGTGACCAATTGTGGGCGGAAGCCCGCTGGCGCTACCTGGAGGGGGGCGAATATCTTATGCACCTATCACCGGAAGCGGAGCGGCAAGCACGGATTGAGCAAGATAAGCGCACGTTAGACGACTCCGTACGGGAAGACGTACTTGACTATTTAAATGCATTACGCGAGTTGCCGGAAGCCGAGCGCAAGCTTAACCCTGATGCTTTCACCTTGGCGGAGCTTTTAGGTAGTGGCGCGACATTTGCTAATCGCACGGACCAAGCCTATCAAAACCGAATTGCGTCAATAATTAAAAAAGCCGGGTATTCATTAATCCATAAAAGAATAAGAGGGATTAAAAGACGGCTTTGGGTGACAAATTGAAAAGTTCCGGCTGTGTACCGCTAGGTTCCGCTATAGGGCGGAACTGTCATAGTCAACAAAAACACCATGTTATGGTGTACTGTTCCGCTGTTCCGCTATACTATATAAGAGTTATGTTTAGATACCTAGAAAGGGGCTTGGGTGGCACCTATGGTGGGGGGGGGTGTCTGGCGGGTTACACGGGCACCCTATAGGGGGGGTATAGGGGAACACCGGGACACCCACATATTTCGTAAACATATCAGTAACTTAGCAAATTTTTGGGGGCGGAACCTAGCGGAACAAGCAGGAACAAAAACAGGTAAAATAGCCAAAACAAATCATGTTTAATTGGGAGAAATTCAATGGAAATCGTAAAAAATAAATGCCCGCGAGATAAATTTAATGCCGACGGTGTGCTTGAATACCGTTTTGATCAAATTTTTTTCGGCCCGCCCTTCGGTGGGGTAATTAAGCGCGGGAAAAAAGATCGGACGCTTTCATGACCAATAAAGTAATTATTGGCATCGACCCAGGCCAAACCGGTGGCGTGGCAATTATATATGGCGCGGAAATTAAATTGCACGTGATGCCCGATATTTTGGCTTTCGCCAAAATCCTCGAAGACGAATGGATTTGGGGCACGCCCATTATTTATATTGAAAAGGCACAGAGCTTTCCCAAAGGCGGTGTGGCCGGCATGTTTAACTATGGTCGTCACTTTGGTGAGTTGCTTGGTGTCATCGCCGCGCTAAAAATTCCGCACGTGCTCGTGCCGCCAGCGGTGTGGCCGCGTGTCGTGTGCGCCGGCTGCAAGGGCGGCAATCCAAAAGCGCGCAACGTCGAAGCCGCGCGTCGGCTATTTCCGACAGTCAATTTGCTCGCGACGGCGCGAAGCAAAGTGCCGCACCTCGGCTTAACCGACGCCCTATTAATCTGTCACTATGGTGTCTTAAAAGAGCGTGGCATTGACAAACCATCAAAAGCCGGTTAGTGCTTTATACTTACAACCATCTTGCGGGGAAATCTAAATGGCTATCACAAAGAAAAAGTCGGTTAAGAGTCAGTTCCCAGTCAACTTCAAAATTGACGATGTTGCGCACGGTAAAATGCTTGCCAATGCCAAACGCCATACACAAGGAAATATCACGGCGTGGTTGTCTCATGCTGCCGTGCATTGCCCGGCGCCGGTGAAGCCGATCGCCGTCAAGTACGCGCGCAAGGCGCCCGGTACAAAGACCGCTGCCACCCGCAAGCGCTCGCCGGTCAAAGCGAAGGCGGGTAAGGGCAAGCGCAAGGTGAAAAAAGCTTAATGCCCGCTTGCCATATAAAACAGCCGTGAAATCGACGGCGCTTATGCGCCACCTCATTCGCCTGGTGACGCCGCCAGGCGGGACAGTGCTAGACCCGTTCATGGGCTCGGGCTCTACCGGGGTAGCAGCTAAAGCAGAAAAATAAGCGCTTTATCGGTATTGAAAAGTGCGAAGAGTACCATCAAATAGCGGCTGACCGCTTAGCCGCTAGCTAAAGCCTTGACTCTATTCTGCCGAGCACACACAATAGGTATAGAGTCAAGCAACAAATAACAGCGAAAAAGTAACGATGGCCAAGGGCAGAAAAACGGGTGGCCGTAGCTTTCAAAAAGGCGTGGTCACTAACCCGAAGGGTGCGCCCAAACTCCCGCCTGAGCTTAAAGCCGCGCGTGAGTTAAATCAGCGCGAGCTTGAACGCATCATTAACACGCTACTGCATTTGAGCCGCAATCAACTTGTGCAGCGGCTCAAAGACCCGAAGCTCACGATGATTGAACGGATAGCCGCGCGCATCTTGCAAGCGTCCGAAAGTGTCGCCGACGAAAAACGACTTGGCTTCATACTTGACCGTATGCTTGGCAAACCCAAAGAACGGGTGGAGCATTCCGGGCCCAACGGCGCGCCGATTGCGTCGGTCATCATGAGCCCCGAAGAGCGGTTAGCCGAAATCAAACGCTTGCAGGATTTACGGGAAGCGGTGGGCGATGATTAAAGACAGCAAACTCCACACGCTCAAAGCCTACGCCACGGTGTGCGGGCTAACGCGCATGATGCAACTGGAGCCGGCCGACTTTTTAGCGTTATTGGAAAGATTAAGTAGGGCCGAAGCGGTGTGCAACGCGGTGGCCGAGCACGGCACCGGTGAGCACGTATGGGGCGCGTTGCAAGACTGGCGAAAGGAGTGCGGCGGGTGAAAATCTTGCTTTTGTTGTCGCTCACCGCCTGTCAGACCGCGCCATGCCATTGCGCCTCGAAAGGTGACGTGATGGACGTGACCGTGCAAATGGAGCGCGCCTTTGGTGACCTGCAAGCCAGCTTGGAATTAACCAAGTCCACCCCGCAAGTGTGTATGCCTAATGACAGCAATTGATTTGCTCGCGCGTGAGCATGAGCTACGAAAACAAGACCAAATTGACAAAGCCCGCAAAGGGCTTTTAAATTTTACGTGCTATGTGTTCAAGGATTACGAGGTTAATTGGCACCACCGTATTATCGCTCGTGCTTTAAACAAAGTGGTTTCCGGTGAACTAAAGCGCGTCATCTTTACTATTCCACCGAGGCACGGAAAAACGACCCTTATTTCACACCACTTGCCGGCTTTTATGCTTGGCCTTAACCCGCGTACTAAAATTATTTCTGCCAGCTATGGTCAATCACTTGCGTCACGTAACAACCGCGACGTGCAGCGCATTATAGAATCACCGAGCTATCAACAGCTTTTCCCCGCCACACGGTTAGCCAGTCAGGCCACTAAAGCCGATAAGGGCTCTTGGCTGAAAAACGCTACTATGTTTGAAACGGTTGGCTATGGTGGTTGTTTTATATCGGCCGGCGTTGGCTCGTCACTCACGGGTTTCGGCGGAACGTGCCTACCGGCGGGATCAATGGTGACCACGGAAAATGGCTTAATAGATATTGCCCACCTAGCCCAGTTATCCTATGATTCGCCCCGCGTTCTGTCATACAACCACACGACCAACACCACGGAATGGCAACCGGTCAAAGCTTCGCGGGTGTTTCATGCCACCGAAATATATGAAATTGAAACGGTCAACGGCAGAAAAATCCGTTGTACCGGGGATCACCATATATATTTCGGCAAGCGCGGCTACGGGCCGGCCAATAGTGCGTGTGTTGGGGACGAAATTACGGTTAGTCCATCATGTAGACGGCGACAAAAGAAACAATTTACCTGCCAATCTAGTGACGCTATGCAATGGGTGCCACCAAAAGCACCATCAATCGAAAGTGACGCCGTTTCCGTGGTTAGGCGAATACGCGCGGAAAGCCAGCCTGTCTATGACATTCAAGTTGCAGGAAACAGCAATTTCTTTGCAGACGGAATACTCATACACAATTGTTTGATTTGCGATGACCCAATCAGAAACCGCGAAGAGGCTGACTCGGTAGTTTACCGTGAGCGCACTTATGACTGGTATACCTCGACATTCAGCACGCGGGCGGAAAAAGACGCGGCGATAGTGATAGTTCAAACCCGCTGGCACGAAGGGGATTTAACCGGGCTGTTACTCAAGCTCGCGGCTGAAGACCCAAAGGCTGACCAGTGGACGGTGATAAACCTTCCCGCCATTTGCGAGTTGACCACCGACGTCGACCCGCGCGAGCCAGGCGAAGCCCTTTGGCCCGGCAAATATAACCTAGACACGCTCGGAAAAATCAAAGCGTCGGTGGGCTCGCGCAACTGGACGGCGCTTTATCAGCAACGGCCGGCGCCCGAGGGTGGCGCTATTATCAAGCGCGAATGGTGGCGCTATTACAAGGCAATCCCCGAAGGGCTGGACACCTATATTCAAGCCTGGGATTTGACTTTCACCGGCGCCAAAGGCTCGGACTTCGTGGTGGGGGTGGTGTTGGCGCGCAAAGGTGCTAACATATACCTACTAGATTTAGTGCGCGGCCGAATGACCTTTACCGAAACGGTGGCGGCTTTTCGGCGACTTTCCGCCAAGTGGCCAACGGCTTCCACCAAGTTGGTCGAATTAGCTGCCAACGGTCACGCGCTAGTTGATTCACTGCAAAAAGAATTGCCCGGCATCATTGGAGTGAAGCCGCTTGGATCAAAGGTTGCCCGCGTTAATGCCGTGTCACCCCGCATTGAAGCGGGCAACGTTTGGTTGCCGGACCCGTCAATCGCGCCATGGGTTCACGACTTTGTCGAAGAGTGGACCGCTTTCCCGACGAGTGTCCATGATGATCAGGTCGACGCTATGGTCCATGGGCTTATCCGTTTCAGCGGTATTGCCCCATCCGATTGGGCGCCAATAAGTCTTACCGGTTCGAATCATTGGAAGTACTAGACAGATTTAATTCCCCAAGCTAACGTTCATGTCAAGCAAATCAAAGGAATAGTCCAAATGACGGATTGCGCCAGTACGTGCGGCCCCTATGGGTCGGGCAGTATTCAATTACTCGTGGGCTATTCCAAGACTTATTATATAGACCTTTTTTATGCTGACACCGGCGAGCCTTACGACCTGACCGGCGTGACGCAATTAATAGTGTCGCACCCCGGTTCGAGCGGCAGCCCCGTTGAAGAGGTTTTAAATTCGACCGTGGTGGTGACAACCACCGGCACCACGGTTAATACCTCGAATCAATTAACCGCGATTGCCAGTATGACCGGTATAGCGGTTGGCCAATTAATTACGGGCACCGGTATACCGTCGTCAACCTTTGTGACGGCAATTAACGTGGCTGCATCGTCTTTGACTATGTCGCAAAATGCCACGGCAAGCGGCTCACCTTCGGTGATTTTTGCTACCGCGCCGAATGTCACGGTGGTTGGCGCCCCTGGTGCCGGTAAAATCCAAGTCGTGGCGCCCGCATGGGACACCGCACTTATGCAGGTCAACCCTAACACCCAACAAAATCAAGACCTGCAAATCAGTGTCACCAATGCCGACGGCTCGCTGAGCGGCTTTCTCTTGCAGGCGGTTTTAAATATTGTCGCGCCAACCTACGGGGTGGTTTAGTGGCTGCCGGCGCGAATAACCTAACGGGGCAAGTGTCCGACACGCCCGTGGGCGCCGGCCCGCGCGTGAGCGGCGGCGACTCACCACAGACCAGAAATCTAGGCGGCCGCCTTAGCGTGGCCGTCGTCACCTTTTCGCCTGGGCCAACCGGCCCGACCGGCCCCGCCGGCTCATACGGACCGACGGGAGCAACCGGTGCAACAGGAAACACAGGGCCAACTGGCGCTACCGGCGCTACGGGAATTACCGGACCTACTGGCGCGACTGGACCAACTGGCGCTACGGGAGCTACTGGCCCTACAGGTCCAACTGGACCTACAGGCAGCACTGGTCAGGCGGGCGCGGTGGGAGCGACGGGTGCCACCGGCCCAACCGGGCTAACCGGCGGCTCGGGACCGACCGGTGCCACCGGCGCAACGGGCCCCACCGGGCCCACGGGCGCGACGGGCGCGGGTGTGACGGGCGCAACGGGCCCCACCGGGCCCACGGGCGCTACCGGACCTATTGGCATCACCGGTCCTACCGGGCCGACGGGCGCGACCGGTGCGACAGGCGCTACCGGTGTCAACGGCAACACCATACTGAACGGTGTCAACCCGCCGCCGATGTTGACAGGTAATAATGGCGACTTTTTCATCGACACCAATAACCAAGAAATATACGGCCCGAAATTCGGCGGCGTCTGGCCACCGGGCGTGCCTTACGTCGGCGCCACCGGCGCAACGGGGCCAACGGGAGCAACCGGTGCAACTGGAGCTACAGGAACTATTGGCCCCACTGGAGCTACCGGGCCAACTGGCGCAACTGGCGCAACTGGACCGACTGGGCCGACTGGCGCAACTGGCGCCACGGGATCTACTGGCAGCACTGGCGCAACTGGAGCGACAGGCCCGACGGGTCCGACAGGCGCGACTGGACCGGCCGCAACCATAGCCCCAAATGGGTCGGTCGGTTCGCCCATATCTATTACCGCTGCCGGCGGCATTTCGCTATTGCCCGCGCAACGCGAATTACAATTTATCGTCGGCTCGGGCGGCCCCATTGTTGTCACGGCGTCACCGCCCATCGCTAACGGCTCGGTCATTGGCCAAGAGCTTTATTTGCGCGGCTCAGACAATACCAACACCGTTTATCTCACGGATGACCGCACGCAACTATTCCTTAACGGCGATTGGGTCGGTCAGCAATTTAGCAGCCTGTATTTAATTTGGGACGGCACCGGCTGGTGGGAGATTGCACGCAATGACATTTAAAGCATTTCTTTTAGGGCTGCTTTCTTTGTCGTCAGTCGCACGGGCTGACTCGGGGCGCGTGCTCCACGCTAACGAAGTGCAGGTCTATAACGGCACCAATACCGCCAATTATGTCGACCTGCAAGCGCAAGCCGGCATGACCGCACCATTCAGCCTATTTTTACCGACAACCGCTGGCACGCAATACCAGGCCATGGTTATTGACGGCAGCGGTAATCTCTTTTTCACTTATGACTTTAAAGATTCGAGCGGCTTTGAATCTTTAGACGTCCTAAACCGCTCTCTAGTTGCAAATGACGGTTCCACCGTCATGCTCGCATGGCCGACAAATTCCACACTAGTAGTCGGCAATGGGGTGGCTGGCCCGGCGCTCGCGTCGTCATTCTACGGGTGGAATTTAAATCAGGATGGCACGGGATATCTAGCGGGCAATGCCATCAGCTTCGACCTATTTGGCGATCTGATAGCCGGAGAGATTCAGGATGCATCGGCTTTAGCCGCCGTCAATATCGGTGCGCGCCAACTAATCGCCAGCGATGGGTCAACGGTTTCCGAAACATGGTCTGGCGGTGGCGTAACTCTTAGCGATGAATCATCGGTATTTAGTCCAACCGCCGGCACGATAGCCTGGCATTCATACAGCAACACGCTTTCATACTATGATGGCATGACTTGGAACGACCTAGGCGGTGGTCTTTGGGCATACGATAACGTTACGAATGCTTTGCGCCCGACTGGTCCTAGAAATCTTGAAATGTATCCCGGGCAAACAATCGTGGACGACTCAGGCCCTACGTCAATAGATTCAAATAGCCGGCATTTGGTGGCTAGCGACGGCACGACGGTTGCGGTTGATTGGTCCAACCCGGCAAATGTCACAATCGCGACAACATTACAGCTTGGTGCTATTACCAGTGACGGCTACAGCCAATTGCAGGTTGTTAAGGGCTCGGACATTACCGCCGTCGCCGATAGTAATTCAATCATGCAATTGCGCTCAGGCACGGGCGCGACCAACGTTTGGTTTGACACGGCCGGAAATAACGCCACGTTCGGTTTCGCCAACAATGGGACCATAACGCAGGCTCTTGAGTACGACAACACGCGCACGCAGCTTGGGCTTTCCGGGAACGGGAACTACGGTTATCCCGACACGATGTACATTGATCAGTCGTACAATACCTATTTCCGTGGCCCGCTTTACACCTTCACCGAAAACTACCCGTCAGCCAATACCACGTCTAAGAGCCTCGACCTTGGCGCTCGCAAGCTCTATTACTCCGACGGCACGACAACGTTTCTCGATTACTCGACCTTGCCAGCGGCCAATAAATTCTACGCCGGGCCGACAAGTGGCGCCGCCGCCGCGCCGACCTTCCGTTCTATCGTCTCCGCCGATATTCCGAACAACGCCGCGAACACGAGCGGATCAGCGGCTTCATTTACCGGGAGCTTATCCGGCGACGTTACCGGAACGCAAAGCGCCACGGCCATTGCGGCCAATGCAGTTACAAACGCCAAGCTAGCTC